AATCAACGGTGTTGTCAACGCCACGATAAACTTTTAAATTTCTATTATACACTCTGCGATACCTTTCAGGGGTCCATGATGTTGTAGAATTTGTAAACACATCAATTTGATTTCGATATAAATACACGTAACTTTGTTGCATACAATTTAGGACCTTTTACATATTTATCCATGAAAATAACAGAAAATCTACAAGAAAACTTTCCATTTATCAGCGTTATTAACCATGTAGACAAAGAATATGTTGGCATTATAATCAACCAAGATGCTAGCATAACCAGCATGTATGTTTATGAAACACTTAAAACTGAAGATGAGAAATCTAAGTTTCTTGAGCTAGGTGAAATTTGGTGGTGGGAGTCAAACAGACAGATACCAATAAACATTTTTCTAAGTGCCGACATAAGTGAATTTAGATATGCAATAAGAAACTTTAACACCAAAGATGTAAAGCTACTGTTAGGTCCATGTACAAGTCTTAATGACATTATAGTAAAAAGAGTAAAGAGAAAATCAATTACGCTGGTTAGGAAGCCTAGCTAATCTGTTCACAAATTAAATTCATCTGTACAACAATAGCAACCGCATAAGCCGTAGCATGCGACTTCTTAAAATAATAACCTTGTTCGGGTTTAGTCCAAACTTCTTCGAGAACTTCTTCCCAAGTCCTTCCTATGAGGTGTCTCTTTGCTGGGCGAATTACTGCTAGTACTGCCGCTAGATGTTCTATGCTTTTTGGTTTCATCTGTTGGCAAATGCTGACGTGTCCGTTGATGTGGAACAATAGGTTGACAAAATCTTCCTGCTCTAACAAATCCCATAGAGGCTCCTTGTTCATAAGTTCTACAAGATGCTCTTCACTGCGAACACCGTTATACATACTTACATTCAAGAAGTCAAGTTTAAAGTAGCCATATTCGTCTGCTTGATCATATGGCACAGCACATAGATTAGATACAGCATCAACTGGGACTTCGTGAAGGTACACACCTGTGTTGTGTTTCACAAGTCGATCCTCTTCACGACGACTAGCTCTAGTATGTTTAAACAGTTCTAGTGCTTGTTCTCTGTCGACAAAGTCTATATCTATATCAGGCATTTATTATATTCCAAATATTCAAAATCATATTTTAATTTATTATATACTATTTCTTGTAATTCGTCATTATAATATTTTCTGTAATCATCAGGTGTGCTAGGATTAAGGTGCGGAAATTTAGCATCGATGTTAAAATGTTTTGGAATATCCTCAGACATTGTTTCAAATTTAAAAATTTTATCTATTAAGTTAATGTTAGAGTTGTCCAGCATATAATCTGTTTGTAAATTCCAAACACCACTAGCTCTTCCAATATTGTAAAAATCTTTAACAAATTTCTCAAATGTAATATTTTTATATTTAGGAAGTTGTTTCATCCAATTATAAAAACTAACTACCCTGCTATACGGATTTCTTGAAACACAGAACTTCCAACTGTCCTCATCTTTATATCTTGAAGCTGGAATGTGTTGATTGTAAATTTTAAATATATCTTTGGTATCTCCAAGAGCAAACGATACACCGTGTTTTCTTAGAAACTTATAAACACTGGTGCCACCATTCTTTTTAATGTGTATAAATCTAATCAAGTTTTCCTTCTGCTCTTAGCCGCAACTGTTATCTTTTGACATGCTTTTTATTTCTAGTACATTGAAGTTAGGATCATGTACAAAAAAAGTTTCTTGTTGATAGTCTGTCTCAGCAAATCTTGTATATGGCTTATCAACAAATCCTACTGTAGATTTTACAGTTTCTTTAACAGTTGTATAAACATCAAATGGTAAATGCACGCCAAAATGCGGAACTATAACAGCCCCCATATCAACGTCATGGCGATCATTAGATAACGTAGTTCTAGGTACTGAAGTGTGAAGTGTTAGTTCATGTCCCCAAAAATCTATATCTTGCCAGAGGCCTTCTTCGCACATATCTGTTTTACACCCTAATACATTTACATAAAAAGGTATTGTTATTTCTAAATCTCCACCTTCTATTGCTAAATGAAATCTAGGAATCATTATAATTTTCCTTCTGCTCTTAATTGTGCTCTAATTTTTGTAGCACTTATGTCATGCATCTCTTCACCAAGATCGTGTTGTGTAAACGTGTAACCAACACCGCGACCATAACTAATATCAACTATATTAGGTACTTTCATAATAACATAATCTTTGTCACAGGTAAAGTCATGTTCTGCTAAACCTGCTTTAATATTTTCAACAACTGTATCATAGTCGAATGGGTTATCTGTTTGTGCCGCTGTTCTTCCGCCTCCGGCATCTTCGCCTACGATACCTCCCACATCTCGAATCATAATACATACTTGTCCAGTTTCTGCAAATGCTTTTTTAAACAATGCTGTATGGCCATCATGCCAAGGCTGCCATCTCCCCAACATCTGTGTTGTAGGTTTTTTCCAATCAAACATTTCTAACTCCATATTTAATATATTTGTACCACACACGCTCATGAGCATAATACATTACAAACTTAATAATCAAGTCCGCAATAAACACTGCACCGACCGCTTCCATTGGCAAACCAAAAAACCATGCAATTGCCGCTGTGGTAATACTTGCAACTATACGCCAGGTAACTGCTTTTACTAAGTGCCTTGCTTTAGAAACTTCTGTCATAGTTTTTCTTCTTTAATGAGGTTAGCAAAATTTAATATTTCATCATCATTTAAATGTTTAATTACCTTATAACTAGGATTTTCTGGCTCTTCAAAAATATTATTTGTATCTTCAAAACGACCTTGTTTTATTGTATCGACCCATATAGTAACATCAGCTCCAAACTGATCTCTTGTATATTCTGTCGGACACACAAAATCACAAATTACAGTTCTACCATTTTCTTTTTCGAAATCACCAATAGTACGCATTCTATTTGCTTGTCTTAATCTGCCTTCTGGAGTAAAATCCCAATCGTTGGCCATTTCTCTAACACGATCGGCGTTGTACCAAGCACACTCTAAATGTTTTTGTAATCGTTCCGCAAGCCATGTTTTTCCAGATCCCGGAATCCCCATAATTAAAATTTTCATTGTATTGTTGTACTCTCAAATAACAGCAAAGGTAGTGTTTCATCTAAAAAGTTTGCATATTCATCTGCTTCTTCGCTGTCATCAAACCCTGTAAATCGAACATACACGGCTTCTGTACCATCGTCTTCTGTGATAGGCATAGCATAGATTTCTAAATCAGCTCTGCTAATCCAAGATTCGTTTGCGGCGAGGCCTTCGTTGTTATCATCGTCCCAATCTAGTTTATCGTCACTCATAAAATTTTAGCCTCTTTTACGACATCTTTAACCAACTCGTGATCTGCTGGATAAGTTTTAAATCTTTTAATCCAATACTGAGGATCAATTACACGCCCTATTATTTCTAATTGTTCGTCGTTCATTCGCTGTAGCATGTCTTTGCCTGACTTGGTGTTAAGTAGTATCCAAGGACTTATTCTACCTTCTCGAATATCGTGTGTAGCTCTGTTAAGATTAACATACTGAAAGTAATGTTCCCAAGCCGCATCATTATTCTCTGCCCAATCCATCATAGTGCTAATGGATCGTTGTATAGCACCGTCTGCAGGTTCTTTCTTAATAAGTTCGATTAGGTATTGATCATACAGCTCATCTCGGCACCAGTGATCTAATTTAACACCGCTTCGTACTACCCAATCTACAAATCGTTCAGGATAGATAGGAGCAGTATTCACAACGAAACTTCCAAACTTAACAAAGGCTGTGTAGTAAGGACTGTTAGCAAAGTCTTCAAACGACTTTTTGCTTTTTCCGTTTTGTGCTATCTCATAAAACTTTTGATATGTGAGCAGTCCTGTTTGTACATGCTTTTCATTCTTAGCAAGATGCCTACGCTTCTTCTCGCATATATGCACAATCAGTGTTTTTTCTTTTGCGAAATATTTTCCGCAATACTCACATTTAAATTTTAATTCCATCGATCGCTTTTTTATCCCAACCGAGTCCTTTGCAGTATTCTTTGATTTCTTTGTCTGTAGTAATTGCTGACAAGGTTTCAATGTCGCTCCTTTTCATATTTGGATACAGTTCTGCAAGGAAGTCTGCTTTCTTGTCTTTTTCTTTCTTGAGTTTTAACCAAGGATGAAACTTAATATCCTTGCTTTCGTGAGCACAACTGCATGCTAACTGCCAACATAACTTTGGATGCTTGCTTAAAAACAAAAACAAGTTTTTATTAAACCGTTCGTTAGCAAGCAAAGCAAAGTGCTCTTGCATTTCTCTACTTCCACTTACATTACTGATGTATCGATTAAGTGTAAAAAATACTACACTCTTTCGTTGGTCTTCTGTCAATTCGTCCCATAGATATTTTGCATCCATATCCACAGCCGCAAGTATTTCTTTAAGTTGAAGTTTATCAGCCATCTAGGTTTTCCCAAGGAACATCTTTATCTCCAAAGTGTCCGTATACACACTCATTACTATACTTGGTAAAGTTAAACATGTCAAACCTTTTTATAATACCATATGGTGTCAAGTCAATTGTGTTAATCCAATTAACAATTGCTTGCTTGTCTGCTTCATCGTTGCAATCGACATAGACTGCCATAGGTTCTTTTACACCAATAGCATATGACAATTGCACTGTACACCAATCTGCCCATCCCTTTGCTACAGCATTTTTAGCTAACCAACGAGACATGTATGCCGCACTTCGATCTACTTTAGTAGGATCTTTTCCACTAAACGCACCACCGCCATGTGGAGCATATCCGCCATATGTGTCTACAATAATCTTACGACCGGTAACACCTGCATCGCCGTCTGGTCCGCCTACGACAAAATTACCTGTTGGGTTAAGATACAATTTAGTAACACCATCCTGATACAATACTCCAAGCTCTTCGATAATTGCAAGATTAGCTAGACCGAGTGCTTCTAATTTTTTACCTTCGGCATGCTGTGTGCTTACAACCACGGCTGTAGCTACACTAGGTTTTCCGTTGATATATTCAATCGATACCTGTGACTTGGCATCTGGACCTAGTGTATCTAAATTAGATAAACGCTTGTTATCTAAATTTTTAAGTATTTCGTGACTGTAATGGATAGGTGCTGGCATATAGCTAGGGGTATCGTTGCATGCATACCCAAACATTAAACCTTGGTCGCCTGCTCCAAAGTTGTCTGTACCTAAACCAATGTCACCACTTTGCTTGTGTAAATGATTGTGTACTGTCAATTTATTCCAATGAAATCCATTCTGTTCGTATCCGATATTTTTTACAGTATTGCGTACAATGTTTTCTACTTCGTCAGTAGTTAAATTAAAGTTTTTTACTTCGCCTGCTAGGCAAACATAGTTTGTAGTTACAAGAGTTTCGCATGCTACTCTAGTAGTATCATTGCCTGCTTGCAATGCCGCATCTAAGATTGCATCTGAAATCTGGTCTGCTACTTTGTCAGGATGCCCTCGACTTACTGATTCGCTTGTAAAAATATAATCTTTCATTGTGTTCCTTTATCTTTTATCAAATACTATATTATCAACAGTTTACTAAAATTTTTGTTAGGTGTGTGTTTGATCTGTCGATACAACATAATTTACTACTAATCTTCTATTGTATTGTTTAGGACATGAACTAGAATGTAATAAATTTGATGGAAAAAATACTGCTCTATTTTTTTTAGGTTCTACTGTCTTTATAATATTTTGATTGTTATCGTAAAAAATTGTAGGACCGTCGCTGTCGTCTACGTAATATACTATCGAAAAACAGTTTTTACCGATGTCATCTACATGAGGAGGATGACTTTTTTCAGTAGCATCTTCCCTACTAAGTAACAGATTTACTTTTACCCTTTTATAATATAAAACTTTTATACCTTTATTGTTGAAAATTTTATTTGAAACATATAGTAATAAATCCGAATACGGAGAATCGAATTTGTTTTCGTCAACAACTGGATGCACAAATTGAGGTGTCTCATAAAATTTTTTGTGATCTAAATCAAAATCAATAAACCCCAATGTGCTTGGATCCCACCACCAAAATACTTTTTTTCCAAAGAAAATATCAAGTATTTGATCAGCGATGTCTTGTTCTATTATGTTATCAAAAATTTCAATATTCATCTTTAATAGTATAGTAGATCATTAATGTTTTGTCAAGTTGTGTTTTTAGAGTAGCATTGTCTTTTGCTAGCTCACACAACTCACGCCATTCACCAGGTGTTAAATAATATCCTTGTGCTCTAGCAACACCGCTCGGATCGCCGCCTACTATCCATCGTGGAATAGTATTGTGTGGTGGATCACGATAGCGAGCATACACAACACCGTTGTTTCGTTCGTATATCAGTGGTTCTCCGGGAATAAGTTTTGTCATACTTCCATAGTAACATAATAATGTTTAACGGGCAATTCTTTTTTTAATTGTTTAGAAAATTTAGTAAACTCTGTGTATTCTTCGAAAAGGATCTCGTAGCCAAGTTTTTCAAATCGAGGTCTCCACCAGTCAGGACCTTCTTGTATTAGGTGTGCGTTTCTACCATCGGGTAATATGAGTTTAGCAGGAGCACAACTGATAAGATGATAGTGAAACTTAGCTTTCAATGATAGCATCTCTATTGTATCTTCAATATGCTCTGGCTCTACATGTTCTAGTACATCAGTGCTCACAATCATGTCTACACAAGGCACTTCCTTGTCAAATTCTGTATTAGCAGGATCGTATCCGTAAATCTGTTTATCCGGATATTTTTCTTTTAGAGTAGCAACTAAATTTCCTTTTCCGCACCCAAAGTCTAATATACTCGTTGGATTTTTTTCTTTAATAAAGTCTTTTAGATAACTAGGTATTTTTCCTCTCTTACCGAAAGGCGTATTATTATGAATGTCTGTATATATTTGTTTAAGAGTTTTTGATATCATGAATAATCCTATTCTATATTTATGGTATTAAATACACGTAATGAAAAAATATGCAATTTGTCACGAAGTAATTGAAAACAAAAGTTCTAACTGGATTTTACAACCGTTTATTAAAGCCGGAGCTACCACATTTAATAGTATTAAAGACATCCCCAATGATTACATTTTAATATCTGTACACTATCCCCCTTGGCGGTCACCTTACAAAGATTGGATCGATCGTGGTAATCAACATATTGAAATTGATTATGGTTACTGGGGGATAAACAATCCAAGAAGAAATACTAGAAGAATTACTTATATGGGCAGTCATAACCTTAACATGGACATAGTTCCGTTTTCTAGACTAGCAACATTAGATCCTAAGATTCTGCCTTGGAGAGAAAATAGAGGAGATCAATTATTAATTATTGAACCTCAACAACAAACAATTTTTGAAAGAACTGGTAAAACATTATCAGAATGGAAACACTCTATATTAGAAAAATTAGAAGGAATATGGGATGGACCTATAAAATGGAGAAGAAAGGCCGGGGGTAAAAATCCACAGAGATGGCCTACTTTTTTAGAAGATTTAAATAATAGTCATGCTGTAATAGGCGAAAGAACAATGGCATGTGTTGAAGCCGTGATGCTAGGAGTTCCTGCATATACTGTTGACTTTTCTGCAGTAAGTTTACTTATGGGCACATCTATAGAAAAAATAAAAGATCCAGAGTTGCCAAATAGAGATTATTGGTTAGAACATATTGCATGGAGTCAATTTAGTCCTGATGAATTTTCAAAAGAAACCGTAGTTGTAGAAATGTTAGAACAGTATCAAATAGGAAAATAATATGAATTATAAATTTGTAAATGGGTGGAAGTTTCCAGAATATGAATCGAGACTGTGTGCTATTGATGAAAACAGTGAGAGTGTATATACCGGTCTTTCGCATATTAATAAAGCTTTAGAATATGTTGAAAAATTTGACATAATGGTCGATGTCGGAGCAAATGTAGGATTAATTTCTGTACCGATGTCTAAAAAGTTTAATAAAGTAATTGCATTCGAGTGTGTTCCAGATACTTTTGAATGTCTATCTTACAACTTGCAGACATTTACTAATAATACAGAAGCACATAATTTTGCAGTTTCGAATGCCGCTGGTACTGTAGATGTAGCAATACCTAAACAATCTGGAACAATGGTATCGTCTGGCTGGGCTTCGATTAGTAAAGAAAGACAAGATGCATTTAATGAAAAAGATTATATTCAAGTTCAATCAATTACTATAGATGAATTAAACTTAGATTGTTTAGATTTTCTTAAAATCGATGTTGAACAAGCAGAAATGATGGTTATACAAGGAGCATTAGAGACAATACAAAAGTTTAAACCGGTTATAGAATTTGAAAATAAACGAAGAGAAAATCAAAAAGTTATAGAATTGTTAAATACTATTGGTTATAGTATTATACCGGGAAAAAAAGCTAAGTCTTCTGAAGCTATTATGATACCAAGTAAATAAGGAAAATTATGAACTGGCCTACTGAACCAACAAAATTTAATCCAACCGAATATAACCCTAGTAATGAACCCATTGATAGATTCCATTTAAAAAAAGGATTAGTTACTGTAGATAATCATCATTGTAAAGATGCTTACTATATAAGTAAACCATTTATAAAATCTTTCCGCACAGCAATTGATATCGGATGTAGAGATGGCGAGTATACTAGATATTTGATTAGAGATTTTAAAGACATTTATGCATTCGATCCAAGAACTAGAAAATTTTTTCCTAAAAATGTAGACACCGCTCGAGTTACACACTTCGGAGTTCCTCTAGGAGATTCAAATGAACCAGCAGAAAGAATCCGTAACAACGATGCAATTAAAGGAAAAGGTGGCAATCGAGGATGGTTTTACATTGATCAATTTGATTTTAAAGATGTTGACTATATCAAAATTGACACCGATGGTTACGAACAAGCAATTATTAATGGAGCCATGAAAACAATTACCACTTACTGGCCTGTAATAAATTTAGAAGTGTATTTTGAAACAGATACTTTAGATTTTGTAACAACCGAATTAGGATATAAAGTAAAAGCAACATGCTCAAGAGGATATGATCATATTTTAGTTAAAGAATAAATTATTTAATATAGTCTATTTTGAAATCTATTAATTAAAAATTCTTTATCAGATCCTTTTGCGTGAACTATATTAGTTCCAATTAGAGATTGTGCAAAAGGGTGTTTATTAGTTTTTGCTTCACTGTTAACATTAAAAAATAACTCAGGCAAGTTCCATTTCTTTCGTATCCAATCAAATGTCCACGAATCGTGTGTTTCTGGCAGATTGATAAAATCTCCCGAAAGATAAAGATCTTCCCATTCATTGATAAAATCTAAAGTCTTAGGATGACTCATATTGAATCCGATCCAGCCGCATTCTGAATATTTTCCAGGCCTCCCCATAAATGAAATCATATAATTATCAGGGCAAACTGTTTTAAGAAAAATGTCGTCAATTTGTTTATATACTAACGCATCAACATCTAACCAAATTAACCAACCTTCTTTTTGTAACTTTGCACGATGCCAAATCGCAAAAGTTTTATGAACAAATTTAATAGCATCGGTTCTAAAGTTTTTGGCTCCGTTCGCTTTAGGATGATCTTTCCATTTAGCACCAAACTTAGGAAGTTCAGGACATGTATTATATAAATCAACCCAAGTTACTCGATTACTAAAATTTATTTTTGGAATATTATCGAGTTCATGATACAAAAATATTTTATGGTTCTTAATCCAATTTGAATCAAGCTCAGAAACAGTTGTTTTTGCTATCTCATCCCAATATTTTTGATTAAAACTAGTTAATACGTTATACGTCATTCATTAAATACCTATATATTTCTGGTGCTCTTTTTTTCCTTTTAGGACCTTTAAAATCTATGATAACAGGATTATTAGGAACAGGATAAAGAGATTTTTTTAATGCAGCAACATAAGAAGATCCATATGCAAATAACTTAATTTTTAAACCTTCGATATTATAAATGCCTAGTGGAGGATTATCACCAGAGGGATCAAATATATTATAACTTTCTAAAATCTTTTGATAACTTAACTGATCCCCAAACCAAAGTTTTTCTTCTGCTGATAAATTGTAATATGCAGACAATCGTTGTTCAAAAAAAGATATAACTTTTTTTCGATTTGTATCGTTTACTAATACAATGGTGTTATTAATTCTTAAAGGTTTTGTAGCTACTGCAAGGCCTATATCAAAATCATCTTCGAATAATGAATTAAGATTACCGTTAATTAAATGATCTGATCCACATAAAATTAGTTTTTCATTCCTACTTTTTACAAAATCTAAATTTGATATACAAAAACTTTCCATTAGATTTTTAGAATCAATATTTGATCTAAAAATATTTTTATGCTTTAAGGAGGTTTTATTGTCTGTACAAATTTCAAATTTATGTTTTGAATTTTGTTTTAAAAATGTGTTATACATATTGAATAAATTTTGTTTATAATCAAACACTTTTGACATTTCTAAAACTTCTGACCCTTCTTTATCGTTTTCGATATCTTTATAAAAGGGAGCTAGAATAATCATCTAATGCCTCTATAACTTTAATAAAATCTACTCCAGGGTATATCGGTAAACTAATTTCATGAAATGCTATTTTATCAGTATTTGGAAGATAGTAAGAATTTTGATAAGCCGACAAACGATGAACTGGAATTGGATAATGAACTTTTAAATCAACTTTAGGTTTAAGATCCGCAATTACATTGTCTCGATTATTAGATAAGATCGGATATATATGGTAGCTATGATTTACATTACTGTCAGTCTTAACATAATTAAAATGTTTATTATATTGTTCTGCTATTTTTCGTTTTTCGTTTAAAATTTCATTAAAATTTCTTAATTTAATTCTTAAAAGTTCTGATTGAATATTTGCCATTCTATAATTAAAACCAATTTCATCATCGCACCATGATCTCGATTTTGAAATTTTCTTTGCTAAATCAAAATCGTCAGTAACTACACATCCAGCATCTCCCAATGCTCCGAGACTTTTTCCGGGATAAAAACTAAAGGTTCCTAAACTTCCAAAAGTTCCAACATGTTTTTTGTTATAAGTAGTGCCGTGTGCCTGACTACAATCTTCTAGTACAGGGATATTGTGTTCATCGGCGATTTTTTTAATTTTTAAAATATTTGCAAAATTTCCGTAAATATGAACTGGCAAAATACATTTAGTTTTATTATTAATTTTTTGTAAAATTTTATTTGGATCCATAGTAAATGTATCAGGATCTATATCGACATAAACAGGAATTGCTCCACAATATTCTATAGCAGCAACAGTCGCTCTAAAAGTATGACTAACTGTAATAACTTCATCGCCTGGTTTAACGCCTAGTGCTAACAACGAAAGATGTAAAGCCGAAGTTCCACTAGAAACTGCAACGCAATATTTTGCACCCACATAGTCAGCAAATTCTTCTTCAAATTTTTCTGTTCCAAATACATAGTTTCCACTTTTGATTATTTTAGACGCAGAGTCGATAAGATCATCTTCTATCGATCGATGTATTTCTTTAAAACTATAAAAAGGTATCATAAAATCCATTCCATTATTTTTATACTATTAACAATATCTGTTATTGGTCGATTTCTGGTATCACAACATTCGATAAAATGTTTTGTTCCTTCTGATAATGCTTCTGTGGTTTCAATCTTCGGTGATATCATGTCTCCGAGTTTATTAGCATTATAATCTTTATCAACTACGCCTGTATGATAAATTTTAAGTTTATCATTGTCGATATCGTCATATACAACACTGCTTTGATTTCCTGCTAAAATAATTTGACGTTTTTTAACCGGACTTACCCAATTTACATTAATATTTGCGGTAAATCCATTAGTAAATTTTAAATTTATAATTGCTTGATTTGCTGTGTCGTTAATATGTGCATTTTTAGTGATTGTTCTTTCTTCTAACTCTAAGTTAGGATATAGATAATTAATAATACTAACATCGTGTATTGCAAGATCTAACACAACATCAACATCGGGCTGAAACAATCCTAAACTAATTCTTGTGCTGTCATAATATAATGGCTTACCAATATCTAAAGATTTCATTTTATTCACAGCTGGAGTGTAACAAAATGTATGATCAATAAATACGATCTTGTCGTGTTCGATTGCTAGGTTACATAGATCTCGAGCTTCTTGTAGTGTTTCGCATACAGGTTTTTCAATCCAAAGATCTTTTCCAGCTTCGATACATTTTTTTGCTAGTTCAAAATGAGAATCTGCTTTTGTTGCTATAGCAACAGCTTTAATATCTTCGTCAAGTAATGCTTCATCTATATTAGAGTAAAAAGTTGCATGCGGATATAGTTTTTTTGCAATAATAGTTTTTTCTTTGTTTGACTCGCAAATAGCAGATAAATTATATCCAAAATTTCTTGCTAAATTTTTACCCCAATATCCGTATCCTACTAATAAAATCATTTATATTTCCTTGCAGGGTTTCCTATATAAGTTCCGGGTTCGGTAATATCTTTTGTTACAACTGTTCCGGCACCTATGACTACATCGTCACATATACTTATTGGAAGTATAGTAGAATTACTACCAATATATACTTTGTTACCTATTTTAGTAGGTAAGAAATCTTTTGATAATTGTCTATCTATGAATTTGTCGTTTGTGAACATAACCCCATGTCCGATAAAACAATCATGACCTATAATCACTTTAGAACAAATAAATGAATGGCTTTGTATCCTAGTTCTACAGCCAATTACAACATCAGATTGAATTTCTACAAAAGGACCTACAAATACATCATCTAATAATTCACACCCGTATAAATTTACAGGATCGATTATTTTTACATTTTTATGCTGAATAATATTTTTGATCATGATTATTTATTTGACAACTTTGACCCTACAGATCTTCTTACAATGTCATTATGATCAAATTCTGCCCAATATAATTCAAATGCTACGCCGTCTTCGATGCCTTCGAACTGGTGAAACTTTCCTGGTTTAACCTGCATAAAATCTCCAGCTTCTAAAATAGTTTCGTCTACAAGACCATCTTGATCATCTTGCCATACACGCACCAACATCTTTCCAGACTCTACAAAGAAGCCATTCCATTTAAATTCATGTTTGTGTTCTGAACATTTTGCATTTGCTTTAAATTCGATTCTATGGAATTCTAGCACACCGTTAGCATGTATTAATTCAGTCTGTCCCCATACTTTACCTGCTTTTAACGTCATTTTACCTCCTAAGCTAATTTACTTAGCTGTAAAACTTCACTTTGTCTAGAAATCTCTTTAACAAAGAATGCACAGAACGGTTGATTGTCGTCTGTTAACGGAACACTTAGTAACTGTCCGTTTTTCATTTTAGGAAAATACCATTTAACATCTTGATAGATATTGACAATCTCTACCGGAGCGTATTCAAATCGAAATCCATTAATAGGATTAAAGATTAATGTTTCAAATCCTCGCTCATTAATACTGGTCAGTGGAAGTACTTCTGGATCTAATCCGCACTCTCGTTCTCCTACTAGCATGCACCAATCTAAGGGCATCATTACCGTTGCTCCGCCTATACTCAACTCAATAGCAGGACTGTTGAAGCTTTCTAAGAATACTAATGGTATAAAGAAGAAATCTGGATCTTGTGGATTAGAATTATCTAAAACTGAAAATCTCACATCGTCTTCTAGTTCTTCTGGTAGATCGTTCAAATCAAACGACTTGTTTTCGTGTGTTAAAATTTTTGTCATACATCAACCTTTGTGACCGTGAATGGATACTTTGCATCCTTATAATATTTTTTACGCTCTGCTAAATGCCTTTTAGCATACTTGCATGTGCTTGTAATATCCCAAATTTGTACAAAATCTTTGTCTTGAGCCTTACGAATTCCTCGTCCAATACTTTGAATTACCCTAACAAACGACTTGCCTGGCTCAATAAGAACAAGATTAAATATCCTCGGAATGTTAATACCAACGGCTGCCACACCGTATGTTGCAACAATGATTTTGTTGTCTGAGGTTTTGATTTCGTCATATTCATCTTTCCTGTCATCTAACTTCATTGCTCCGCTGACAAATACAGCATCGTCTAAGATTTCTATGAGGTCATTGCCAGTACTAACTCTGTTAACCAGTACCAGTGTATTCCCTGTTTGAGAAATATCTTTGATCTTATTTGCCAGCCAAGACACACGCTTTTTATCGCCCACTAACCAAGCATACTCTTCTTGGAAGTTGCGAAACTCTTCTACATCTTTTGTTTGTAAGATTTGGATATCAAGTTTAGCAAGTACATCTTTTTGTTGTAGGTCATGTGCTGACACTTGATTAATTACAGGACCGATACTGGCAAGGATGCCTTGGAATTGATATTCTTCCTTGGGCACTGTGCCCGTTAGTCCCCAGCGGATAGGAGCATTACGGAAGTTTTGTGTAAGCAGTTTTTTGAGAACATCTGCTTTGGCTTGGTGAACTTCGTCTACAATAATAGCCACTACACCTTCTGTGAATTCTGCAAGTGATAATGCATCTTCGTCGTATTTCTTTTTATCTAAAATATTGAGACTTTGCCAAGTGCATATTGTATGCGTCTTGTTTAATTCCTTTCTATCGCCGAAATACACACCAACATCAAGCCCACAGTTTCTATAGTCTTCTTCAGTCTGTACTACAAGGCTCTTGTTAGGTACAATAACCATTGTGCGTCCATACTTCTCACACACACGACTGAGTGTTGCTGTGGTGATTGTCTTGCCAGCGCCTGTGGCTACTTCCTGTAAGCTCTGTGGATTTTCTAAAAACTTGTTAATAACATCGTATTGATAGTCACGCAGTATCACAGGATTGCCTGCGTCTGGATGTCCTTCAGGCCAACATATGCCTTGGTCTTTCCAATAGTTTTCATCAATAAGATCAAAACTTAATTCTGCGTGTTCTCTACGATCTTCAACTTCGATATAGTATCCATCGTTTTCTATAATAGGAAGAACAACATCTAGGTGTGCTAGGTACCCAGTACCGCCAATGCCAAAGAACGAAACAGTGCCATCCCAGCGTCCTAGTTTGAATGCAGGCATGTGACGAGCATAAGGCAGTTCGTATTTTAGTTTATTAACAATCTTGCGACGAGTTTCTACGGCAAGACCCTCTACTTTAATATTAACTTCATCTTGAATTATTAACTTACAAGTTGACAAGTGAATTATCCTTTTTACCAAAAACTGGTTTGTATTCGCTAATGTAAATCACACACGGATGCGATTCTAACCAATGTCGAACCACTGCAATGTTCGTTGGAAATACATTATTAGTTGCTACTATTTTAATATCATTTGGATCTTTAAACAACCATTTAGGTAATTTATTTTTAAAAATTAAATATTTGGCATCGTGTAAATCGCCTGTTAGATTTTCTTCAGCAAGCCATGTGTTAAATTCTGGATTGGTTTTATTTGATTCTCTAAAACATACTTTTGCACAATCCGTATCGCCTGTAAATGTTCGCAATTCTTTTACAAAATTACTGATCCACAACTTGTGATCTTCGGTGCGATCCATTAAGATAGCAACTTTGCCTGGTACTTGTTCTGCTATATCTACAAACGACTTCAAAGTATCGACCCAAAATGTTGTTTGTTCATGGCTGGCAATTTTCGATATTTTGCTGGTGACTACTCCACTAAAACAATAGCCCATGCTCTTTGCCAGCATTAGGTCATTCGATATATCGCTTGTGCTAGTTTTAGCGAAATACTCTTCAGCACTGCTGTTTGCATTTTTTAGAACCACTTTATCTCTTTCTATTATACTTTGAGGAATTAGCGAGTCGCTGTTCTGCCAAATTTCTTCTACTGTACTAACTACATAATTAAATTGTGGTTCAATTTCAAATCCATGTTTTTTTACAAACTCGTCTATTTTAACAATATTGCATTTGTATAATGGAATCATCTTTAGTCTACGGTCCTTATCCCAGACTGTATAATCATTAAAAGGATCTGTGTCATTGCCAACTTCTTCTTCAAAGTTTTTAATTAATTGAAATGGAAACTTCAAACAAACCCAAAGCACTCCGTCTGAGTCTTTCTCAATGAATACCTTTCTAGATTCATCAATTACTCTAAACGGTTGTTTCCACTGTGGATCCTGTAGATGTTCTTCATAGTCATAGTCTAGGGACTTGCTGGCTTCTTTGTATTTGTTTAATAATCGTAAAATAAAGTTGGCTTGTTTTTCTGTGAGTTGACTTTTTGCTGAACATAAGTTATAGAAATTTTTCATAGCACTCTGATCGCTACGCTGGATAGGCATGCGCATGATCATCGCAACGGTGTAAAATTCTTCATAAACGTCTTCAATGTACATAGTATTATTATACTACAAATACAAAAAAGATCAAGAGATTATTTGGTTAAGTGCGGTAGTAATCTTTGTAATGGAAGGCCTTGTGCAATTTCTTCAACTGTGTATTCTGTCCAAGCATAGTCATTAAGCCACTGTTGTCTGTCGTGAAGAGGTGGATCTTCTAGGTTGGCTAAGCTCTTAATACTTACATCATAGGCTAAACTACTAGGGCTTGTATAGCTTGGAACTCCATGTAATACACTATGTATTCCTGGGTTGCTTGTCCAACTTACTGTGCAGTATATATTGTCAAAAACCATATCGTAATCATCGTAAGTTCCAGGTGTTTGTCGTGGAGTCTGTCTACTGACATCTTTAAACATATGCTCTATCTGAGGGACTGGGCATCTAGGATGGGGACGGAATATAATAGGTCGATTTGTATAATGTCGTATGTGCTCTATGGTTTCTCTTACCCACTTAGCCATACTAGGTAACATGTCCCATTGTAAACTACGATCGTGTTGCCCGCACAATAAAATATGCTCGCCGTCTGTACGCCAGGGTTTCAGTTTAAGATTAAATAGATTGCTACGCCCACTATCATTCCCAGCATCACCGAAAAAAGCATCTCTATTAATCCCATTAACACCCACCTTCCATGTTGTACCTCGTTTGACACCGCCAACTTCTAAAACTATTACAGGCCTTTTGTGTTGCTGTGCTTTATCCCAAACATATTTATTGTTTGCCATACGTCCATAGAATAGCACACTCCAGATGACATCGACATCACTATCGTTATTCATGGTCGTAGTATGCCCAAGCAGTTTAACACTGTGTTCAAACGCATCGAACACTGGTTTGCTATTCAATGCACCGTACTCACGATATAATCTAAACTTCATACCTACCTTATAAATATCATACTATTTAATTTATCATGTCAAAGTTTATAAAGAGATTGAGTAAAGCAGGATTAAATTTCGATACAGCTCTTGTTGTAGGAGAGGATTTTGTTCCTCTCGACGATCTTTTAAGCACATTTAATACTGTGTTTGTTATAGCAGATAATCATCCCAGTATTAAAGCAAGGAACCTAGTTTATAGAAATTTTAAAAGCAGTTTAGATGCATTGCCTACTATTTCAACATTTTTTATTCAAGAAAAATATAATTCTTTAATATCTAATTATTTGCCATTATTAACAAAATCTAAGGCAACATTAGTTATATGGAATAGCGATATGTTAGATAGAGAAAAAATAAAACCTTTATTAAATTACAAGTACAAACGTGTATCAAAAGAATACACCTATCATTTCTGGAAACCATCAATATGACAATATCAGTAGTAACAACATTTCATGAAGCAGGTTTAAAACAATACGGTCAGCGTATGATTAATACATTTATTGACAATTGGCCTGAGGAAGTTAAACTGTATGTATACCCGGAAAAATGTAATCCTCAAGTACCCGACCATTCGAGAATAGTTTTAACTGATTTAGATTCAGTACAAGAACTTACTGAATTTAAAAACAAATGGCGAGGTGTTCCTAAAGCAAATGGCGACGTAAGTAAAGACCCAATTAGAAATAAACGCAAAGATTCTGGAAAAGGGTTTAAGTGGGACGCTGTAAGATTTGCTCACAAGGTATATGCTATATTTGATTGTGCTAAAAAATGCGATACAGAATGGTTATTCTGGATGGATGCTGATACAATCTGTCACAGCCCAATTACTATGAAAGACCTAAATCGTATGTTGCCTGGAAAACAAGAGTTATGTTATCTAGGACGCAAAGGCAAATACAGTGAGTGCGGGTTGTACGCCATGAATTTAACTTCTCCTAATACACAACTATTCCTAAAAGAATTTCAGCATGTGTACGATGATGCTGAGAATGGTATTTTTAAAATGGCTGAATGGCATGATAGTTTTGTGTTCGACGGTGTTAGAAAAAATATACCCGATCTTAAACAACATGACTGGGCGGCTAGTTTGTATGACATTAGACCCAGACCTGGCATGAGCACAGGCGAAGGGCATCCGCTTATAAATAGCGAATGGGGAGCATGGTTAGATCATCTTAAAGGAGGTAGAAAAAGTCTAGGGATGAGTAAAAGAGATGATCTTAAAGTTCCTAGGACAGAACCTTACTGGCAACAATTTCGTTAAACATATTGTTTAAAAAATTGCCAAGCTTCTCCCGATCTTAGTTCTCTAAAATTCCAATGACACATTGATAATTTTTCAATCCACTCTTGTCTTTCAGGTAGTAATGGATTTTCTATCTTTGATAAATCTGTATTTGCAACAGCGTGTGACTGACTGTATTCTGGGTGCGGATCTGTTAAAAAAGCAGGAACACCTTCTATAACGCTAGCAACACTTGGACTACTATTATAAACAACAGTTGCCCAGGCTCCTCTAAGATCTTCTCGAATATCAGGCTTAGTGCTGATATAAACATTTTTGTGATTGATTCTTAAATAAGATCTAGTCTTTTTATCGCCCGGATGCGGACGTACAATTATAGGACGCTTTCTAGAATAGGTTCTAATTTGATTGATTGTATTATCTAACCATTGTTGTACATGTAACCCTCGCATACTCCAACCGCCATTTCTTTGTAAACATATTAAAATATGATTGCCTTCGGTCCTCCATGGCTTTAATGAAATATTAAGATCCTGACTTATCTGTTGCCATCTATCTGGGATAACATCTTTATCAAAATAAAAACCCGTAGTCGGAAAAACTCCGTCAAAACTATATCGTAAATATCTTTTGGCATTGCCGGGATCTGCATATAAAAACAAATTACTATCTACAATTAATGATCTTTTTTTGCTATTTTTTTGTAAGTCAACAGCAGCTTTTCTCAACATTAAATGCGGTGCAGATTTACCATGCTCATGGACAAACCCTTGTATAAGTGCAACATCGCACGGTATTACATTCATTCCCTGGTGAGCAACAGCATTATCTCCAGACACACGAACGCCTTCCAAAAAATTATCTAGAATGAGCGGTTTTTCAGGATTATTATTTCTAGTAGGGATTCCGCCATAATATGCAACCGCAGTTAAATTAGACATTATACTTTTTTACAAACCTATGTGCTGTACCGTTCATTAACTCTTCTTTAGTAAACTGACTATAACTTAACATGCACAGCCAATCTCCTAAATTTCCTCGATATAAATTATTAACATCTGAAAGTTTATTTACTGTAACAGGATTAGTAATATGTCTATCTAATGTAATCGCTGGAATTCCAGCCCATATTGCTTCGGTTGCAGCATTAGAGTTAATACTAATAACACAGTAATAATCCTCGTCAAGTAAATGTTTATATAATGGATCTCGTTCTGTTTTAGGAGCCTTTTCTCTAAATATAATTTTTTTATCAGTATATTGTTTTAATTCTTTTTCAACATCGTATTTCCATGTTTTCAAATCTACATGAAAAATGCCAGCCGCAAATGGTCCCGGTTCTAAAATTAATATTTTATCTCCAGCTGTTCTCCAATTTTTCGGAAACTCTTTAAAATTACCTAGTCTATCAACAGGTGCGTCAAAATAGTTACCATAATGTAAGTGATTACGGACCATACGATGCCATTTTTTACTGGGTTCAAGAAAATTTGTATATCCGCTATCAATAAACCAAAAAGGATAATTGTTGTCAACTTTGGTTACTAATAAATCTTCGTTTCCTACAGTATTTCTTATTAAACAGTCATTTTTATATGAATTAAAATCTTTCCTTCTTACAAAATATGCATTATGATCTAAGTTTAATCCTGTACTTTTAACAAAATGTTTAAAATCACTTTCTTTATATTTTTTAAATATATTATCAATTCCCAATGTATCGATAACGTGCTCTATTTTTGTATGAACTGCATTATAATGTTTTTCTTTTAGTTGTTCCAATGACATTTTAACAATAGTTTTATAATTTTTAAGATCTGTCCTTAAATTTTTTTCTATTTTTTCTTTTAATCGTTGTCTATTTTTTCTTTCCAACATTTTATTGTTTAGAGTTTTAAGAAACTGTTCAGTATGATGAGGATTAAAAGTTATACCTTGTTTTTTTAACTCTTGTTTATAATCGATATGATCTAAAAGAAAATGAGCAATTTCTTTGTTGTTAATTAAAAGTGCTAGTTGGTTTGACTTATTTTCCATGCTGTTCCATTTTTTATTTCTTCTAAAGTAAATTGTCCGTATGCAAGCGTACATGCATGTTTATATATTAAATCTATGTCCGGCTTAAAAGGACTTGATAATTGAGAAAGATCAGTCGAAGCAAGCGGAGTAGCAGCACACGGAACACTTACAAACGTAGGTATTCCGTATAATACACTTTCTAAAGCAGCAATACTATTAAATGCTACAGTAGCATAGACCCCGCTATCGAACGCATCGTATATCGAATATTTGTGATTTCGAGCTGATCTTGATCCTTTTATTCGTACTTCTACTGGTAGGTCTGAATATTTTGCAATATCTTTTTTTGTTTGATCGACCCAAGTATCATAGTCAAAATTGTAGTATCTACATGCTTTAGGATTTGGCATCACTAGTAAAATTTTTTTATCGTAATTTTTCCACCCTGTCCATTTAAGTTTTGGATTATCATTAATAATTTTTTTCCACCTGTCGGCTGGATAATTTTTTATCTTTGAATGTTGATTTTCATTTTTTACAACTCTATGATATATTTTTTTTCCACTTGGATTACTCGAGCTAGGAAAATTACCAAAATATCCCGTATCTATATAATAAAAATCTCTATGATCTTTAATACACTGTTCGACATGATGTTTTTTAATTACACCTCTAACAACTAAAGGTTTTGATTTGTCGCCCGAATCTGTTGTACAAGCATTTGCCGATCCAGTAACTAATGTTTCTTCTAATGATAATTTTTCTTCTTTCATAAAGATTGTAACATTTCCATGGCTTTTCCTGATCGAATTTCACTGATATGAAACTGACCATATGACAAATGTCGTGCCCAGCTGTATAATAGATCTTGATCTGGGTAAAACGGTGACTCTATTTTTGATAAATCTTGTAAACTTACTGGACTTGCAGCATGCGTTGGACTTAATGTAAATGCAGGAATGCCGTGAAATGTAGATTCGACAGCTGCTAAACTGTTAAATGTGACTAATGCAAAAACATCATCGTCTAATGCTTCTTGCAGTGTATTTTCTTTTACTCTATTAATTCTACTTTTATTTCGTTGTCTAATCTCAATAGGTCTATCAGTATATTTTTTTATAGTATTCACAGTTTCTTCCAACCATTGATCAAATTCAATTCCATAAAACTTCATAGGTTTTTCATCGGGAGCGGCAATTAAAATTTTACGTCCATTCTTTTTCCAGGGTTTAAAATTTTTATTAAAATTTTTTAAACGGTCATCTGGCCTATCAATAATATCATTATGTTGTAAATCATTTTTAACAATACGATGCCAGTATTTCCACCCATGAGGATTTAACGAAGTAATTTCGTTTCCAAAATACCCTGTATCCATGTAATAAAAAGTTCTAGAATCTTTCCAGCACTTGTGAATAATTTTCTTTTTTAATATTCCTCTAAGAACAATAGGATCATTAGAATCTTCATACACAAACTCATCAGAATTAACTGTAGATGCTTTACACCCTACAGCAAATGCATTTATATACGGATCTTCATTACCTTTACTTAAAAATATCATAAACCGTGCTGTTCGCAGTATTCAGTTAAAATACGCTCTCGATGCCATTCATATCCCATTGGTGTATCAGCAAACTCGTGGAAACTAGGAGTTCCTAGTGTATAATGTAATAGTTTAGCATCCAAGTTTTCGCCATATTCGTCAGGTAACCAATTCCATTCTTTTGGCAACTCTCCAATTCGATCATCATCAATCCACTCAAATCTATGTAGATGTGCTCCGGAAGAATTTTGAATGTATTCAGGAGTCAACTTTTTATTAGGATGATTAGCACAGTTCCAAAGAATAACACTTGACCAGTTCTTTCTAGGATAATCCTCATTTTTGCTACCTAGATATTTTTCAGTCATTTTAGTTTTGTAATCATGTTTTACAACTTGTACATCTTTGATGTGATCCCTTAACTCCCACAACTTGTTTATATCATCACGAATTATCATATCGCCATCGATGTATATAGCATGACCAGTGTGTCCCATTAAATGCGGAACAAGGAAACGACTGTAAATAAAATGATTTGATCCGTCAGTGTGTTCTTCTTTATAATCATCAAATAAATTCAAAGCAAGTGGCATAATTTGAACGGGTTTAGATGCATGTCTAATAATGCTGTTAACACATGTGTGATATGCTATTGCTTCCCTTGGATCATAACCTATAAAAATTGGAATCATTGTTTTCTCTCTATGTCTTCTTCAATACACTCGTCGCCATATTGTACTTCTAATATGTGTGCTAATTCATTGGTTGGGTTACTTGCTTGATGCCACACTTCTCGGCCTATAGTGTATCCCCAATCATTTTCTTTAATATGTTTAGTATCGTGTAATCCATTCCACTCTGTATCAAGTTTGATCATACCTTTAAGTACATACCAGTGCTCTGCTCTTTTAAAGTGTCGTTGGTTACTTAGACTTTTGCCTGGTTCGATTACAAGTTCTTTAACTTTGTATCCTGGGTTGTCGTCAAGTACTCTATACCAACCCCACGGTCTAATAGTTTTCGGAGATTTCCATTCTTCTAAAATCCACGATGATGAATTCTGTTTATCATTTCCGCCTACTCCAAATTTAAAACTTAGTCTTAGATCTTCTATACCCATTTCAGGAATATTGCTGTCAGTTCTATCGCCACCGTTGGCAAATATCACTTCATGTTCTGGATAATTTTTTAAGGTGTCTTCTATAAACTGAATGGCACTGTTATCAGTGTCATACTCGTCAGCAAATTGAATAACAACATCGACTACACTTAATGCTTGAATAACGCCCGCTCTTTCATCGCTGGTCATAAAAGGTCTACCTTTTTTACGAGTTAACCACGCATCGCTGTTGACGCCAACGATTAAGATATCGCCAAGTTTTTTTGCTTCTGTAAGATAAGAAATATGTCCAGTGTGTATTGGATCAAATCCGCCGGTTACTAATACAATTTTGCTCATGCTGATATTTATCTGCTAGTTTAATTACATAAATAAATTTATGATAAGATTTATACACATACCAAAAACTGGAGGATCATCTGTTAGGAAATTTTTATTAGATAACGACATTCCCCATAAGTTTGGAAAGTTCATAGAACAAGATGACGGAACTACAATATATTTTAAGAAACATAAACCTGCGTACTGGTGGATTAATAAATTTCCTAATGAGACAAATTTTTTTACTGTAGTTAGAAATCCTTACTATCGATTAATAAGTTATTATAGATATTTGATAAAAGAAAAATATTTAGATTTTATCGAATGGGAGAAATTTGTAACAAATAAAATAAATGTAGAAGGCCACTATGTTTGGAATCTTCAAATAGAATGGATTTATGATATTTCATTACAAAATCAAATTGTAGACCATATTTTAAAATTTGAAAATTTAGAAAATAATGTATGTTCTTTTTTTAATGTTAATAAATCTTTTCCTAAAATTAATATAACTAACAATAATTTAGACTACCAATCAATGTATCTAAGTGATCCAAAAATTGTTGATATTATCTATAATCATTTTAAAGATGATTTTATAAAACTAAATTATAATTCGACATTATAATGTAGCATCATCTAAACCGGCGGTTCGTAATTTTACAATATTACTAATTTGCCATTGCTTAATGTCTAAGCCTTTAATGATACCTAACCACTTGTTGCGTAGTAAAGCAAAGTCGTTGATAATTTTTTCAAAATCTACAACATCGGCCTCGCCGTCTACAAACTTTTCACAGTCTCTACTACTCAAAGATCTTTGATAGTTCTCTAAATATTTTCGAAAGTGTTGGCTTCGTAGACGGCGAAGCTCAATGTTTAAGTATTCGAGTATTGCTTCAATTTCTTGAAGCTGATTAAATCGTGTTTCTACAATCGCCGGCATAGTTGCCGAGGCTTTTTCAATTCTTCCAGAAATATTCGTATCCAGCCTAGCTT